ATTACCGCCATATCCTGAGGCTGGTCCACTACCTATTCTAGTAGGTACAAAGATTGGGGTAGTTAAATCATTGAAAAGTGCAGAATTAATTCTAAATCCATTACCTAATATTCCATTAGAATCAGTCGAGAATGAAAATCCACCACCGGATTTAAAGCTGATTCTATTTGTATCTAAATAAATGCCATTATTTATGTTATCAAATGTAATAGCTGGTGTAGTAAAGTCTCCTAAAAATCCTGATCCGTTTCCTATTTGTAATAAACTAATAGGAGTATTAGTTCCTAAACCAACATTACCATTGTCTAATACAACTAATGAAGCAGATGCATTTGTATTTTCTACACGGAGTGCAGTTGTAGAAGATGTAGCACCTGCACCTCGTACGTGTAAACGAGCTGTTGGAGTAAGTAAACTACCTCCAGAAATTCCTACACCTCCATTAAGGTTAATAGAAGTATCATTATTGGTATTGTTTATAGCAGTATTACCTGAAGATCCTACTAATAAATTTGCTAATCTAGTAGTACCTACTACTTGTACTGTATGTGATGGTGTAGTAGTTGCAATACCAACACGTGATCCACTTTGGAAAATTACACTGCTTGATACGCTATTTGCACCTGTAAATACAGGTAAATATCCGGCAGATCCGCTCAATGAAGCGCTTACAAACGTTGTATCCGCTACTTGACGCCATCCCGGTGTTGAACCACTATTATAGTAGTATAAACCTTCATTGGTTGAACCTGTTAAATAGGTCATCAAACCTTGTGCAGGTGTGGATATGTTGGATGTTAAATTTGTGCGAGGAAACCTTGTGTAGTTGAATTTATTTGAAGTCTTGCGGAAGCATCATTAGTCATATTGAATGTTCCAATACCGACTACTTTGTCAAAATTAAACCTTGTTCCATTAACTGAGGATGCAACAACTCCTCCAATGTTGGTAACAATTCCTAAGGAAGCATCATAATATAATCCTATTTGAGCACCCCAACCAATTGCGGCGGTTGCATAACTACCATTTGAAAGCGTCAATAATCCACTTACTCTTGCAGTTCCATTGACGTCTAAACGGAAGCCTGCATCGGTTGTTGTATTAATTAGTACATTACCACTATTGTTTAAAAGGAATCCTGTTGTTCCGGCATATTGTAATACTACACCTTCGTTAGAATTTAAAGGTAGTGCATTTAGTATTAAAGAAGTGTTTAGGGGGCCGGTTATAGTTCGTACACCACCCCCACTTCTAAATGTTATGTCTCCTTCTATTCGAACAGCATTTGCTCTATTATTTGTCCAATCACCTAATTTAGCTCCATATTCATCATCAAATACAGCTACGGTTCTTGGAGTACCTGAGGTTCTTATTCGAATGTTAACTCCATTCGCTCCTGAGGAGTCATATCTATTATCTATAAAACTACTACCACCACTATTATTTGACCAAAGGTCTAATCCAATACCAGTAAAGTTGCCTCTTCTTAAAAATACTCCGGTTGATTGGTTTGTAGGGCCTAAAATTTCGAAAGCATACCCACCTGATCCCCATCCATTAGGTAATAGATTTGCAGGTGTAATAGTACCAATCCCAACATTTCCACCTCCAACAAAGTAACTGTTTTGGCTGCTACTTACTGCTAAAGCACCACTTACAGTTAAACTACCTGTAGGTATTCTTACGGTACCAAAAAGTGTTTGTGTATCGTTTGCAGCATCACCTAACTGGTTTGAACCAGTTGAAAGTTGTGTTTGATTTACAACTAATGTATTGATTGAAGCAGTGCCTAGCACTGTTACGTTTCCGGAAATTGTAGCATTAGATGCTGTAAATGAGGTTACATTTAATGAACCTGATATGTCTTGGGAACCTGAATTGGTTAGGACTTTGTGCCATCCAATAGCAGAACCACTATTGTAATAGTATAGGCCTTCATTGGTTGAACCTGTTAAATAGGCCATTAAACCTTGAGCAGGTGTTGATATATTTGAAGTTAAGTTTGTGCGAGGAGGGAGGAAGCCTTGATTAGTTGAATCTGCTTGAAGTATAGCACTATAGTTTGTCCCATTCCCTGTAGTTATATTACCAATCAAAACTGCACCACCACCACCTAAACCTTTTAAAACTATACTTCTATTACCATTATTTGATGCTTGAATACTAACATTTCCGTTAATATCATAAGGTGTGATAAGCGCACTTCCAACCGCATTTAGACCGTTAGGGCTTACAAATGTAGTTGCGGTTCTTGACGATGTAAGTTTGAAATTGTTAAATCGCCACCTAATTGAATTGCAGGAGTTGCACTACTTAATGATAACTGCCCACTCACCCTCGCAGTCCCGTTAACGTCAAGTCTAAAGCCTGCGTCTGTAGTGGTGTTGATTAAGAAGTTACCGCTTGAATTTAAAACAGCTAATGTTGAAAATGTAATTAAAGAATTTGCTGCACCTCCCCCGGAGTTTTTAAATTCAAATCCACCTGAAGCAAAATTTATTTGGGATACTGCATCTGAAATTCTTCTGTAAGCAAAATTACCTGTATAATAGTAGTTACTACCTATTATACCATAGGTAGATATACCACCACCAATAGAAGTAATTAGATTACCTCCAGTAGCACCAGCTGCTATTATTCCATTTACAGTTAATGCTTGTGAAGGTGTAGTAGTCCCCAATCCAATATTTCCAGAACTAGATACAAACATAAATGTGCTTGAACCTGAAGTTACTGTAAATGATCCTGTACCCGGAGATACAGAAGCAGATACACTGCCTGTAGCAATTTGGGATAAATTTAAACCTGTAATACCTGATGCAGGTATATTGGTTAAACCTGAACCATTTCCTTGGAATGATCCACTAAATGAGCCTGAAAATCCATCTATTCCTATAACAGAACCACTAAATATAGCGGGTCCTATATTTGTAAATGTAGATGAACCGGATACAGTTAATGATCCTGTTATAACTGCACTTCCACTATATGGGAATGGAGAGATATATCCTTCAAGATATGATGCTGTTAAAGCATATGATGCCGTACCTTGTAAACTTCCAGTAAATGATCCAGAAAATGAACCGGTAAATGCACCTGAAGATGGTATAGGACCAACAGGACCTTGTGGACCTATAGCAGCAACAGTAACTACATTAGTAACAGGTTGAGTTACATTAATAGTAGTTCCAGTATTGTTATTGGTTATAGAAAGTCTCCCATTATTGTCCTGTAGGGTGACGTCATTGTTGTTTTGGTTTATGTTAATTGAACTGGCCATTTAGAAACTACCTAAAGTTACGTTTGGTGACAACTGTACTTGTCCTTCTAATAATCGTGTTACAACATAACAATTTCCACTTCCTGAGGCTATTTCTAAATCGTATACACCTTGTGTAAAACTTAATTGAGACGATGATACTGCCGAAATGTATACTCCAATGGTACCTGATGTAGGTGGGTTGATTGAATTGGATCCGCTTAAGTTTAAGCCGGTTCCACATGGATCTAAACTAGAGGATAACGTAATATACACCTCACTTGACCCAACACTAGGACGAATTTGCATTCGTGCTTGATAACCGGTTAAATCTACAGGGTTTCCATTAGAGTCTGTGTATGCTACTTGAAAATCTACAGTAGCGCCTTGTTCAATTACAAAAGAATATCTTCCAGCAGCCATTATTTTTTGTTATAAATATGGTCAGCCTCTGAATGATTTGTATACCTCTAAGATGTCGTCTACGATTGGGTGTCTATGGTTTTTTTCTAATGTAACTACTTCAAATCCAGGCACTTCTTTCATATGTTTACATACTACATCAAAACCGGATGTTTTTTTATCTCTCAAGTCAATTTGGGCGCCATCTCCACAGAAAATCATTTTACTACCTGAACAAATACGGGTTAAAAGGAGTTCTGTTTGATTGTCTGTTAAGTTTTGTGCTTCATCTACTACAACTAAACAATCTGTAAAGTTTCTACCTCGCATAAATGACACAGGTACAATTTCAATTTCACCGTCTGCTATACATTTTTCGATTTTATCTTTACTGTATAAACGGTGCATATTTTCATATACTGGAGCAGTAAATGGAGCTAGTTTTTCGTTAACATCTCCTGGTAAGAAACCAATATCTTGTCCTGCTACTACAGTTGGTCGAGTGATAATAATCTTTTCAATTTCACGACTAAATAACAAGTCAAGTGCTACATTAGCGGCTAACAAAGATTTACCAGAACCTGCTTTACCACGTAATATGGTTACAGTATTGTGTAAGATTTTGGATTTAGCGGATTTTTGCTCTTCATTCAATTGAATATTGAATTTGATAGGACCTTTTGGTTTGCGTTTTGCCTTAAATACTTCCTGCGCTTCAGGAGTTCTGTTTTAAATACTTCCTGCGCTTCAGGAGTTCTGTTAAAATCTGTCATATAACTATATTTGCTAATAAATATTAGGGAAAAATAGAAAAGCCTGGCTTCCGCCAGGCTCTTCATGTTCGATTATTTACTACCGATTAAAGTACGTTCAAATCGTTAACCCAGATACGACCGTAGAATTCCGGACGGATCATTTTCTTAGCGTAACGAGTCAATAAACCTTTACGTGGAGTAAATGTAGTTGGATCGTACACAAGAGGTGTCATGATTAATGGAACGTATGGAGAGAATACAGCACCAGTTTCAAGGAACTGTGAACCACGGTAACCCATCAACATTAAGTTTTCAGTCATATAAGGATTCTTATAAACTGTGTAACGGTTGTTGATTGTACCTGATTTTTGGATACCAAACGCGTAGGTTACGATGAAGTTTGCACCACCACGTAAAGTCTTTTGGTGAATTTTGTTAGAAACTTTCTGCATTTTAGTACCTAAAGTTTGGAACCACTGACCTTGTGTGTTGTAGAAACCTGGGTTATCGTATCCTGTTTTAGCAGAATTCAATACACGGTTGTTAGTAGCATACCAATATTCATCCCATGCAGAAGCATCTTGGATTAACATATCGATAATTTCAAGATCGATTTCCAATGCAATGTACTCGCTCATGATTGAAGTCAATTCAGCTTCAGCATCCAAAGATTGGTATGCGTTTAAGTCTTGAGCGAATTCTGGTGTCCATTGTGCTTTCAACTTACGAGTTTTAGCAACAATAGCCTCAGATTTCATTTGGATATTGATTTGTGGAATCGCTAATGGATCAGCTGTTGAAGAATCAGCATTTGGATAACCACCACGGTTAGCAGATGATTGATCTTCGAAATCACCACGATAGTTGTCAGCTGGTTGAAGGTTGTAGAATACTGTGTTAGTACCAGTATTCAAAGGAATGTTAGCTGTGTTAACTGAACCAGTTGCAATAAAGTATACATTAGTACCGTCAGTGTAAGTATACTGTGGAAGGTATTTAGCTTGTTGAGTTGGAGTTACTACTGAACCTGAAGCTACTACGAATGCACGAACACCTTTAAGGTCTGAACCAGATAATGAAGTTACAGGAACTGCAACTTTAGTCCAGTAACCAGCAGCGATAGAAGCAGATAATGAAGAATCATAATCTACATCTTGCCAAGAAGCTGTAGTACATGTAGTAACTACTGAAGCTGAGAATTGGTTGATTGAGTAGGCAAAACGGCCTTACCGTACATAGATGAAGTAGCACCGTAAGCAGCACCACCAGGACCAAATGGACCAGTAGGGGCAACTTTACCGTTAGCATCACCATATTGGAAATCTAAGAAGAATACTAGACCAGAAGGCAAATTCATTGGTTGTACAGAAACGAATTCTTTAGAAGAAATCGAACCAAATACTTTACGTACCAATGGAAGAGCTACACCAGCCCATTGCTCACCTTGACCTACTGTAAAGGTAGCACCACCTAAGTTTGTAGATGATTGCTCAACTACCAATTGTTTTGCTTGGTTTTCAAGAATTAAAGCCATGTTGTTTTTATCAACTTCGCTGTTCAATCCTTCCAAGAGACCCGTTTTAGCCCATTTTGAGGCCATACGAGCTGCGTCGCTCTGCATGTTTTTCCATCCAGATGCTGCGCTTTCTAAAAGAGAATTAATGTTTGACATTTTCTGTTTTTGTTTTTTTTGTTAATTAATTAAAGTAATCCTGCCAATTTTTGCATTCTTAAAAATGCATCGTTTGACTCTACGATTGGTTTTTTAGCTACTGGTGTTGTCATTGCTTTTGAAGCACTACCTAGGTTTTCTTTGATTGTGTTTTTGTTAACTTTGATACCCTCGTTTAAAGTTTCAAACACCATCTTAACTTCACCTACAGTTGTTGCTTTGTCAAAAGAACTTAACACTTTCACTTTTTGGTTTTCGTTTAAGTTTTTA